TCAACTGGTAATACAGTTGTACCCTTCAATGCTGGATATTTAATATCATAAGTACGCGCTAAAATTTGCTCTAATTGTCGCGAGAAAAAACCGACCGATTCACCGTCATTTCTAACTTGTGATCTTATTAGATTTTCACAAGTTGAATCTAGTTTTACAACATTACTTAAATTTTCATTCATTCTTTTTTTACCTCTTAATTATGGCAAGTTGATTTCTAATAATGCCAATTCGCCAGAATTTGCACTTGATCTAAAGACACCAGTTGGTACCGCTTCTGCGTCAGTTGCATCAGCGCGGAATTTTCCAGCATCAACGCCCGTATTGACAAAAAATGCTGATTGATCAATTAAAACATTACCGTTGACTTCAACCCAAATTAAACCTTGTTTCATCACATTAACAGCTTCGGTATCTCGATATTGACCAACACCGGCAACTTGTTCTTGATCCCAAGTGCCTATAGAAATGCCGCGAAAAGGTTGGCCAGGCACACCTGGTAAAGTAACTTGTTTTTCTGGGTCTGTTCCAGCAACTAAAGCAAAACCGAGGGGAATTGCACCTTCTGCGGCCGCGGAAACTGTACGATGATTTTCGATATCATAAATTAAGCCTCGATATGCCGCACCTTGATATAAATTATAAGTTAATTGAGTCATTCTTTTTCACCTCTTAAGTTTTTCAAGTATTTTTCTTTAGCTGAATCTAAAATTGATACTGAATTATCGCTAGTGCCTTGAGCTGCGCCCATTGTTTTACGCTGATCTGCAACGTCTTTTCTTGTTCTTTCAGAGTTAACAAAAAAATCGACAGCCGCATCGAATCTCGCATCAATATAATCTTTTGATGCATCATCCAATTTTGCATTTTTTGAAACTTTGGTAATGACAGCTTTTTTGATATCCAAAATTGACATTTCATCATATTTTGTTTCTTTATCTAAAATTGGTTTAGCTGCATCTACAACCGCGACACGCTCTTTTACGAAAGCTTGGACTTTTTCATTTAAAGTTTTATCAAATTCATCAACTTTAGTTTTTAAATTTGTATTTTCTTCTTTTAATCCGTCAATCGTGCCTTTGCTTTTTTCGTTTTCTGCGGTTAATTCGTCAACTTTTGCTTGACTCTTGGTATAAGCATTAACAACCTCTGGGGAGGCTTCATACTCAATACCGTCCAACATAATTTTTTTCATGGAATTACCTCGTTTTGGTTTAATATTTTCCTTCGTTTTTTTATCGATGTTATCCGTTTTTTCATCGTCTAATTTTTCATCGTCTAGTTGTATTGCCTCGCCCTCATCCAATTTGATTGACGCATCAGCACCAGCGCGAGCAAGTGAGCAAATAGCTAAGTGGTTATATTTAATATCAGTCTGCTTGCTATCATACTCACGACCGTTGTATTCGCCTGCCTCATCAACTACGTTAGCTGTATAACCAAGCGATAATTGATTTTTGCCTCGTTTGATTTTTTCGACAGCGTCGCTATCGGTAATTGTGAGCGGTACGCGAATAAATTTACCGTCCACTCTGATGTTTTCGCCGACATACCCAATCTGCAAAGATTTTGCGCTTTTTGAGTTAACCAGCTTACCATCGGGATGGCCGTCAGTAATTGGTATCATTTTTAGCGAGTTTAGCGAGTCAGCTTTAAATACATTGTCAGGATGACGCAATTCTTTTTTGATTGAGCCGTCATGATTGCGATATAAAAAAATACCCGTGCGTGTTGCCACAGCTTCAGTTTCTAAATAGCCCTCATCGGTAATTCGCGTCTTTGAAAAGCGGGAAGCGTCAAAACGTATATTGTTCATATTTTATACTTATGTTTAACGTGAAACATTATTACAACTAGTTATACCTATGGTATCAACCAGCCTGTGGATAAGTCAAGGGTTTTCTGTGGATAAATCTGTGGATAAGTTAATATGTCTTATTCCGCGATAATTTCCTATTAGGAAGCGAGGAAGTTAGCGCGGATGATTATTTAAATTCCCGTATAGTGTCCTATCGGGAATTTGAGGGAATGGGGTCTGTGAAAATCAAACATTAAAGTAGATTAAGATATCTGGGAAGAATATATGCAAAATACAGTTACAACTTCAACATCAACGACAACGCTAATATTTTTAACGTTAATGGTGTTAAAATTAACTCATGTCTTGAAAATTAGTTGGTTGATGATTATTTTCTGGTCTTTATTGCCATCAATGATTATTTTATCTATTGCTGCGATTATTTTATTAATTGCTGGAATAGTCTATCTATATGACAAAAGAAAATATAAGACATCATAATAAATCATCAAGGATTGGCAAACTAACACAGCGGCAGTTATAGTCCTGGCCTGGGTGTCCTGTAGCTGGCGGGTCATCCCAAGCAAAAGTTTGTCCTTCATTTGCCGCGTGAGTTGGCCTTACTCTTTCGTCACCTGCTGTAGCCCAAACATAATGAGTCACGCCATTTGATGTTTGACGCAATTGTGTTAATTGTCCGTTAAGTTTTGATACTTGATCACGCGCAATTAAATTGGCGCGTCTGCGGGTTATTCCGATACGCTCTTGTAAGTCTTGTCTCATATCTGTTAGCGGATTACCCGCAGCAAAACCGCGCGTTACAATACCTTTAATATCGTGCAATGATTTATCGGTTAAATTTTTAATTAGATCAACATTTTGTTGCGTAAATAAATCAAGTTGCGGTGTAAGCCATGGTTCAGATTGCAGAATATTAACACCAAACGCACTATTTAAAATTTTAAGGTTTTGCTCTTGGTTAAACTGTGATACACCTTGGCCAATCGTTGATGACAAAACCTCTGGGTTATCCTGATTTGATGTAACAAAAATATTCATATTATTGATAATACCATTTAGATCATCGATAAAATCATCGTTTATTGCATCATTTGTGATATCAGGTCTTTGACCATTTAATTCATTTAATAAATTAGGCAGCATAGGAAGCAATAAGTCATTCATTGCCTGGTCTATCAATGCAACAATCTTGCGTAATTGTTGTTGATAAAATCTTTCTTCTTTAAATGGAAATTGCCATATAGGAATATTTTTTTTTATTTTTGTTTGCGTTTTTTTATTGAGCAAAGCGCGTCTTAGCTCAATTTCTCGTGATACTCTTTCTTGATTTTGTTTTGTCGTCATTCTGTTTCAATCGTAGTTTCAAAACTATAAGAATCTCCGCCAAATCTTGATACCCCGATTTCTTCAGGGGTTGCTACTCCGTTTTGGATATAAATTTGATCTGATTGCGCTTGCTTGTTACGCATATCAACCATCGTGGTATCATCAAGCTGCCATAGCGGATTAAATATAATTTCAATGTCATCTATTGTTTTATTGACTAACGGGTTATCTTCGCTTGCTAAAATATATGATAATAATTTATTTAACTGGTCGGTTAAAATCTCGTGTTGTTCGTTTGCGATTAAATCGTACCAACTTCGCAAATCATTGTCGCCGGTTGAATTTAAACCACTTGGGGAATCACCCATCAATAGCATATAAGGTATGCCAGATACCGCAGATAATGCCAAACCAAATCTATCAAGCAAATCAGGCAGTCCGGCAAGTGAGGTTGTCATCTTATCGTAGCTTTCTCCGTCCGCGTCAATGATCATGCTATTAATCACGCTCATGCAATAATTAATGACTTCAACGCGTAACTTGATATTTTCCTCGCCTTTTGGTTGCGCTAAAATTTGAGATAAATTTTTAATAGCAATTACAGATACAACATAATTGTGTAATATTTCACTCGCTATTTCATAAGATTGCGCTAAATTTCTCAGGTAATTATAGGCTGATATTAAAACCGAATAGCCAAAATAATCATTTTGTACCATTAGCCGCGTTGGTGCTATTTCGCCATCAAAACGCAAAATCCTGCTTTCATGGACGCGATATGTTGTTATTGTGTTTCTACCGATTGTTGCATTTTGCGCCACTGAGACAGTATAAATTTCGATTGTGCCGTAATTTTGCTGTGTTGGGTCAGTATATAAGTCTCCCTCTGTTTCTATTGATAATTGCCTCCGATCAATAACACGTAACCCATCGATTGATTTAATTGCATCAACGTTAACAGGTTCCTCCAAGCTTCTGCCATCATCAATTAACATAATAATAATTGATGCGCCATAAAGCCTTGACCATTTCAGCGCGTGATTAACAGATTGCTTGGTTTTAATTTTATCTGTGTATTTTAAAAGCAATCCATCTGGGTCACCTGCTATTTTAAGCCATTCTCGCGTCATGCTATTTGCGTAAACATCAACTATTTTTTTACCAAACCCATCGCCGAGGTAAATATCATCTAATTCGGCATAACTCAATTTTTTAGCAGTACCAAAAGTTGAGGCTGGGTTTTTCGCTTTTCC